GATAAACTATCTGCGGAGAAACCTTCATGCAAATCACCTTAAAGTCGAATTTTATTCAGTTTGCAGAACGGATTGGGGCTGCTCGAAAGCAGGTTCCTTTTGCGGTTGCCAACACTTTAACTGATATAGCGTTCATGGCTAGGACGGAAATAGTTGAGAAAACCTATCCAAGATCGTTTCAAGTTAAAAATCAACGATTTGCTGGCGTTGTGTTTAGGGTAGATAAGGCCAACAAGCGAACATTGACGGCATCTATTTATGATCGGATTGCACGGGCTGGTGGCAAGGGTTCAGCTTATCTTGCTCGGCATGAATCTGGTGGAACCAAGACATCTCAGTCCAGCACCAATGTTGCAATCCCCGGTCGAAGGGTTAAAAACTTCATTCGGGGTGCAAGTGGTCAGGTTAAGGCAGCTTACAAACCATCTGCACTATTGATTCAGCCTAATTTCTTCAAAATCAAATTAAAGAAAACTGGCGTGATGGCTATTGCAGGAAGAGAGGTTAATGCAGCAAAATATAAGGCTTCTTTAATATCTCAGTCACCTTCAAGCGTTGGTGGCGGCTTTGCAAAGATTGCTAAACGAGGTGTAAAAGGGCAATTCAAGGTTTATTATATCTTGAAGCCTAGAGCGCATATTAAAAAAAGTTTCCCATATTACGATGCAATTAAAAAAGTGGCTCATGAAAACTTGCAACGCTCCTTCACAAAGAACTTAGCCAAAGCTATGGCAACGAGGAAATGATGTTAGAAGAAATTGAACGTGCTAAGTACGAACGCATCTGGTCTTTTGATGAATATCGTCAGTTCTCGCCGGGGCAGGAAGCCGCGGTCTCGGCTCACAAACTGTTTGCTCCTGATCGAACCAAGACGTTGCTTGATCTCGGTTGCGGTACTGGTCGAGGTGGTGAGGTGTTTGCCAATCTTGGATACGATGTTCAGCTAGTTGATTTTGTACCTACGGCTGTTGAGGTGACAAACCTTCCATTTATCGAATCCTGCTTATGGTCATTGCCAGATGATCTCCACGCTGATCTAGGGTTCTGTTGCGATGTTATGGAACACATACCATCAAGCATGGTCGAGAAAACCTTAGACGAGATTCATCGTGTTGTTGGAGAGAAGGTGTTTTTCCAGATTGCACTGCAACCAGATTCATGCGGATTGCTCATCGGAGAGAAACTTCACCTGACTTTACTGAGTGCGGATGCTTGGTTAGAGACTTTAACTAGGCGGTGGGACTCAATTTTCCATACATCTAACGGCATATGGATCAAATTTATGGGTAAAAAATGCACAATTTTACGGTAACAATCGACGAATTATGCAAGATTTGCGATATTTCTAAGGGTAGAGTTAGCCAATTAATCACTGCTGGCGTGATCCCAAAGCAAGAACGCAACCGATATGAGGTCATTCCTGTAGTAAATGCTTATGTTCGGTTCTTGAGAGAGAGAACAATCAAGGGCGATACATCGGATTCTGGAGACTATTCTAGCCATCGAACTCGATTGACCAAGGCCAAGGCCGATCTAGCCGAGATGGAACGGGAGCAGCTTGCTAGTGATTTGATCCCTGCTAATGATGCTCATCATGCTTGGGCTAGTATGGTTGCCAATGCTAGAACTCGATTGATTGCTATTCCATCCAAAATTGCTCCATTGGTGGTTTCTGCTGAGTCTATCAACGAGGCACAGGACATAATCAAAAATGAAATCTACGAAGCACTCCAAGAACTCGCAAGCACCGAAATCAGAACCATTAATCCTATCCGTGTACCCGACAGCGGAGACGACGACGAAGAAGGTTCTCAAGATATGGACGCCACCACCCAATCTTACAGTCAGTGATTGGGCTGATAAAAACAGGCGTCTCAGTCCAGAAGCATCGGCTGAAGCTGGGCAGTGGAACACGTCAAGAGCGGAATACCAACGTGGTATTATGGATGCTGTATCAGATCCGAATATCTCTGAGGTCGTTATTATGTCGTCGGCCCAGATTGGGAAGACTGAAATTATCAATAATCTGATCGGATATCATATCGATCAAGACCCGTCCCCGATCCTCGTTGTGCAACCATCGCTATCAATGGCAGAGGCTTGGTCAAAGGATCGTTTCTCTCCAATGCTAAGAGATACGCCATGCTTGCAGGGGAAGGTTGCCGATCCCCGAACTAGGGACTCAGGTAATACAACTCTGCATAAGATATTCCCCGGCGGTCATGTCACGGTAACGGGTGCTAACTCGGCAGCAAGTCTTGCTTCTCGGCCTATTAGGATCGTGCTTTGCGACGAGGTTGATCGGTATCCTGTGTCGGCTGGGTCTGAAGGTGACCCGATCCTACTTGCTAAGAAACGGTCTGTTACCTTCTGGAACCGCAAGATTGTCTTGGCATCGACCCCGACGATCAAGGATCAATCGCGTATTGAAAGCGCATATAACGATTCAGATCAGCGAGAATATTATGTTCCTTGCCAAGATTGTCAGCATTACCAGACATTGCGGTGGCAAAATGTAAACTTTGATAAGGACGATCCAGATTCGGCTACCTATTCATGCGAAGAATGTGGCTCTCAATGGGATGATTCCAAGCGGTTCAGGGCTATCCGTCGAGGAGAATGGAGAGCAAATAAAGATTTTAACGGCAGCGCAGGGTTCAAAATCAACGCGCTTTACTCGTCATGGATGATGCTTTCAGACGGAGTTAGAGACTTCTTGGATGCAAAACCGCAACCAGCAACGCTCAGAGTGTGGGTCAATACCTACCTTGGTGAGTCGTGGGAGGAGCAAGGCGTTCGGGTTGATGATCTTGATCTAGCAAACCGTAGAGAAGAATACGGAGAGCACCTTAATGATAAGGTTGTGATAATCACGGCTGGTGTAGACGTTCAGGATGATCGGCTTGAAGTTGAGATTGTTGGTTGGGGTAGATCAGAAGAATCGTGGTCACTTGATTACAAAACGATCTACGGTGATCCATCATCAAGCATCATCTGGCAGGACTTGGATAATTTGTTGAACCAGAACTTCAAAAAAGAAAACACCAAAGAGTATCCGATCCGTGCAGTTTGCATTGATTCAGGCGGTCATCATACCCAATCGGTTTACAATTACGCCAGAGCAAGAGAAGGACGACGGTATTTTGCTATCAAAGGCATCGGCGGCGAAGGCAAACCTTTGATCAGCCGGCCAAGCACAAACAACATTGGGAAAATTAAGTTGTTTCCAGTCGGGGTCGATACAGCCAAAGAAACTGTTTATTCAAGATTCAAGATTTCGGAAGAAGGGCCGGGCTATTGTCATTTCCCAGATCATTATGATGTAGAATACTTTCGACAGTTGACTGCCGAGCAACAGGTAAAGAAGTTTCATAAAGGGTTTATGCGTCGAGAATGGCAGAAAATGAGGCCAAGAAACGAGGCTTTGGATTGCCGAGTCTATGCGGTTGCGGCTTTAGCCATCTTGAATACAAACGTCGATCAGCTTGCAAACCGATATGAAAAGCAAACATCTGTTGTCGTTTCAGAAAATGAGGTAGAACAGACTGAGCAGAATAAGGTGATGCTACAACGTCCTGTCAGACGTTCCTCTAAACCAAACGGATTTGTCAATTCGTGGAGATAAAATGGCTAATTTGTTCGATGTTACTCAATCTCCAACAGTCACCCCGACCAATATTGTTGTCGGTGATTATTTGTTGTGGAGGCGAAGTCTAGGCGATTACCTCAACACGACATACACAGCGACCTATGTTGCGAAAATTGCTACTGGCTCGGCCTCTGAGATTCAAATCGTAGGTACGGCTTACGAGGCTGATTATTTATTTACAGTCACCAGTTCAACCTCTTCTGGTTTTACTGTCGGGGCATATCACTGGCAGTTGGAAATATCGACTGGTGCGAATCGTCGTGTAATTGAACGTGGAACATGGGATATTCTCCCTGATCTTGATAATTCCAATGCTGATCCACGTTCTCATGCTGACATTATGGTTACAAAGATTGAATCTTTGTTGTCAGGCCGTGCGGATGCAGATGTTTCAAGTTATTCAATCAATGGTCGGTCATTAAATAAACTTTCAATCGCAGAATTAGTTGAATGGCGGGATTATTATAAGTCCGAGCAGGTAAAAGAACTGCGTGAATATAGAAAACAATCTGGTCAATCGACAGGTTCAGTCATTAAGGTGAGGTTCTGAAATGGGACTTTTAGACATCTTCAGAACTAAAAAACAGGTTTCAGTTCGTCGGCAAGATAAGCGTTCTTACACGGCTGCATCAACAGGTCGTTTATTTGCTGATTTTGTAGCAAATACGCTAAGTGCTGATTCTGAAATTCGCCCAGCATTGCGTCCTGTGCGTGATCGTTGCCGTGATGTTTCACGCAATAATGATTATGCGGCTCGCTACATTCAGATGATTATCACTAACGTAGTCGGTGCAACTGGAGTGAGAACACAGGTTCGCGGTCGCAACTCAGATAAATCGCTAGATACCGTTGGCAATCTCATCATCGAACGCAATTTCGATAAGTGGGGAGCCAGAGGCGTCTGCACGATGGACGGCAAAATGTCTTGGCTCGATTGCCAAAAGATGTTCATCAGCAATGTCGCAAGAGACGGCGAATGCCTTGTTCGGTTCATTGAGACAAAAGAAAATCCGTATGGGTTTGCTTTGCAGTTTATTGAATCGGATTACCTCGACGAGCAATACAACATGAAGGCGACACTTAATGCGAACGAGATTCGTATGGGTGTAGAGATCAACGAGTTTGGTCGCCCAGTTGCGTATTGGTTACTAGAGAATCATCCCGGCAATACGATCTATGGCAAGACGGCAATCGTAAAACGAACCCGTGTTCCTGCTGAAGAGATGCTGCACCTATTCATTGCTGATCGGGCTGGTCAGACTCGCGGGTTCCCGTGGATGGCGACAGCACTGACGCGGCTGAAGATGCTTGACGGCTACGAGGAGGCAGAATTGGTTGCCGCTCGTACAGCAGCCTCTAAAATGGGTTTTTTCACATCTCCAGATGGTGACGGATATTCTGGTGTGGATACGGAAGATTATAACACGCCGATTATGGAAGCATCGCCGGGGACTTTTGAGCAGTTGCCAAAGGGAATGGAATTCACACCGTTTGATCCACAGCACCCAGTTTCAGCATTTGCTGAGTTTGAAAAGGCTGTGTTGCGAGGAATCGCGTCTGGTTTAGGAGTTTCTTATGTCTCACTGGCTAACAATCTCGAAGGCGTATCTTACTCGTCAATACGACAAGGCACGATGGAAGATCGGGATCATTATAAAGTTCTTCAACAATTCATGATCGAACACTTCATTGATCCAATTTACAAGAAGTGGATGGCGATGGCGATGGCTACTGGTGCTATTCCATTGCCGATCACGAAGTTCGATAAGTTCGCTGACAATCTTGTCTATCGTGCAAGAGGCTGGAACTGGATTGATCCTCAGAGGGAAATCAACGCTCATGTCATCGGTCTACAGAACGGCATCATCACGCTGCAAGACATCGCCGCAAATTACGGTCGAGACGTTGAAGAAGTCTTTGAACAGATTCAAGCCGAAGGTGAACTTGCCACTCAGTATGGAATCAAAACAGCGTTCCAACCTTTTGGAGATAAACTCCCTGCAACACCGTTAGTGGATGGAGAAAATGGCTCAATACAAGGGAATTGAGATCAATTTAGTTCCTACTGACGCAATGGTCAGCGAGGCTGAACGTGCTCTTGCTTGGCGTAAGGAATTTGGTCGGGGTGGCACTGAGGTCGGCATTGCGAGGGCTAGAGATATCTCAAACAAGGTTGATCTTTCACCAGACACAATTCGTCGGATGACTTCTTTCTTTGCTAGGCATGAAGTCGATAAAAAGGCTGAAGGATTCCGACAGGGAGAAGATGGTTATCCGTCAAATGGTCGGATCGCATGGGCATTATGGGGCGGTGATCCCGGCAGAACATGGGCTGAAGGAAAGGCTAGTAAGATGGACAAGATTGATCAGCAGGACAGAGCGGCACCAGATGAACTCAAAAATAGTGATTTTGTCGTTGATGAAGCTGAGGTATATCAAAAAGATGTACAAATGAGGCATGGCACGATGGAACTTCTAAAACGACACGTCATTGATGTTGCAGAAAGTGATAAAACTTATGTCATTACTTTTGCAAAGGCAGAGCCAGAATATGAGGAAGAGCCAGAGATGGAACTTCCAAGGATGGGCCATGATGATGATGAAATGCCAATGACTGATCCTAACAATATGCAAAAGTCTTCTGGGCCGGCAACTGAAGTACGTCACCGCGGCTACGATATGAGTGCATCTCCAATCAACGAGGAAGAGCGGAGAGTTCAGATTGCAATGTCATCTGAAAAGCCAGTCGCTCG